GTACAACGTGGCGAAGAAAGATTTAAACTACCTGAAAATAATTTAGCAATGGCTAGAGCAATGGCTCGCCATTTACAAAAAGGTGGTGAAACATTTGATGAAATTGGCACTAAGATAGTTGAAATGGCCGCAGACTATAAGTCGCTAGGACAATTTGTAAACTATGTTAGGAAGTCAAAACTTGTAAACGAAGACAATCAAATGTATGTCGATCTTGCGATAGAAAATGTACAAAATATTAAAAACACATTTAAAAGACTTGCTGGTGCTAAAACTTATGACACTGCCATCCAAAGTTTTAACGAAGCAGAAGATGTTATTGAATTAGATGAAGATACAACAGACATCGAATCATTGTTCACTGAAACACATTTTGATGATAAAGTTGCTAGTGTTATGGATAATCTAAAAACACTTTCTGTAAAAAGAAAAGCATTTGAAGGTTATCTTACAAAAGCAATTAATAAAGAATCATTCGCTAACCTCAAAAATTTATTGAGCGAAAGCGATGTTATGGATTTTGCAACACCACATGCTAAACTTGGTTATCAAGTTAGCCAATTGGGTTTTGCGGCAAACGATCCAAAATTAGGAAACTATTTACAAGGTATAAGCAGAAAACTTAATGCAGGTAGCGGACTTAGTCAGTTTGAATACGGTGCTATTAAGAGTTGTTTGTTAAGTGCTAACACTCATAATCATAATGCTAGTGCGCCACAAATGACAGTAGAAGCAACATACGAAAGTTTCTTAAACCAATTTGTAGAAGAATAACTGCAAGAAAAATACTAAATAACATTGTTAGAAAAAGGTTGACTTTTTTCTATCTTGGCATTATTATAAACAAACAGTTATGATTATCATAACAAACATGGCAAAGACATGGCACATATAAGGAGAAAACATTATGGCATCTTTAGCAGAAATCAGAGCAAAGCTCTCAGCAATGGAGAACAAAGGTTCTTCAAATTCCCCAACTCAAAGCGATAACGCAATTTACCCATTTTGGAACATTGACGAAGGCACTAGTTGCACACTTCGATTCCTTCCAGATGAAGATGTAAATGCAGACTTCTTTTGGGTTGAACGACAAATGATTCGTTTAACATTCCCTGGTGTGAAAGGTGGCGATAGCCGTCCAGTAACAGTACAAGTACCTTGCATGGAAATGTGGAACGAAACATGTCCAGTACTAACTGAGGTTCGTCCTTGGTTTAAAGATCCAAGTCTCGAAGACATGGGCAGAAAGTATTGGAAAAAGAGAAGTTACATTTTCCAAGGTTTTGTAAATGAAAACCCGTTAAATGAATCCACTCCAGAAAATCCAATTAGACGATTCGTAATTGGACCCCAAATCTTTAACATTATCAAATCAGCATTGATGGACCCAGATATGGAAAACCTTCCTACTGATTATGTAAATGGTACAGATTTCCGTTTAACTAAAACTACTAAAGGTCAGTATGCTGATTATTCGACTTCTAAGTGGGCAAGAAAAGAATCTGCTCTAACTGAAGATCAGTTGTCTGCTATTGACACTCATGGATTGTTTAATCTTGCAGATTTCCTTCCTGCTAAACCAACAGCAGAAGGTGTACAAGCGATTGCAGAAATGTTTGAAGCAAGTGTTAACGGTGATCAGTATGATCCGGATAGATGGGGTAACTTTTATAAACCCTATGGAGTTGATATAGGAAGTAAAACACAAGCAACTGTGGCTCCTGTACAAGCAACTCCGCAACCAAGTGTGGCTCCTGTAGCAGAAACAGTGGTGGAAACACCTACTCCTACTCCAGCACCAGTTGCTGAAGAAGCACCTGCTCCAGCGCCAGCGGCTGAGTCAGCAGACCAGGGAAAGAAATCAGCAGATGACATTCTTGCAATGATTCGTAACCGTCAGTCTTAAGGAGAAGAATCATGCAGAAACCATTTGACTTAACTAAGTTCCGTACTGGCATCACTAAATCTATTAGTGGTATCAGTGCAGGATTCCACGATCCACAAGATTGGATTAGCACAGGCAACTACACACTAAACTACTTAATTAGTAGCGATTTTAACAAAGGAATTCCTTTAGGTAAAGTTAGTGTTTTTGCAGGTGAATCCGGTTCTGGTAAATCGTTTATATGTTCAGGCAATCTTGTAAAGTCAGCACAAGAAATGGGCTGTCAAGTAGTATTGTTCGACTCAGAAAACGCACTTGACGAAGAATGGCTCCAAGCACTTAATGTTGACACAAGTCCAGAAAAACTATTGAAAATCAGTGTTTCAATGATTGACGATGTTGCAAAAGCAATCTCAGAATTTATGAAAGACTACAAAGCAAACTACAGCGATCTTCCTTATGAAGAAATGCCCAAGTTAGTATTTGTTGTTGATAGTTTAGGCATGTTGCTAACACCTACTGATGTAGATCAGTTCCAAAAAGGTGACATG